AGGCTTGGCTCAGGATTGTCCTCATCTTCGTATGTTAGGAGTTTCCCTGAGTTCACAGAGTTTTCATCTACCTATTACTAGGCAGCGGCCCTTCTATAAGTTAAGGCTTTGGTTAGGATTTGCGTGTTGTTAGAACGCTCTGTAGCACTGGTTAGAGTTGCCATAGATGCGTCGGCTCCTTCAACTTTTGCGTTATCCGCAGCGGCTGCGAGGGAGTCCTCTAACCAGGAGAAGTTACGAGCAGAGACTTTCTCTGATCGAATTAGACTGAACATGGGGGTATCAGTAGGAGTAATATCAGAAATGCTTTTTGTTCGCCTGGTGTCGTTAATACCAGACCGTCTTTCGACAGCTATATGTTATGCCATATAGAGCAGACCATATCATCACCCTGGTTAACAGGGGCCGTGCGCTTCGGGCCACTTGGCCCTACTCCATTTCTGGATGGTCGTTGCACCTTCCTCGATGTCTTGAGGCTTGGCTCAGGATTGTCCCGTAGGATGTTCCCTGAGTTCACACGGTTTGTTTTGACAGCTTACGCTGAAAGGACACCATCTTTACTTAATGTCCGATACGTCTTCCTTCCGACCCACCTGATCGTACGTTGTGAAGGTCGTCATGTTTGTTACCTTTTATATTGAGATTGTTGAACTTATTGCTCCCAACGTGACATTAGAGCATCAGCAATATCCTCTAGGTCACCAGAACGGCTCGGGTTACTCCTCAGACGTCTGACAGCATCTTTATTACGCTGGACCCGTAGGTCGGCGTCGTTCTTAGGTGCTTTCTTAGTCTTCAGAACTTTGCGAGTTCCTTCTTTAGTCTTAATCACTTTGGCCTTCGCTTTCTTCGTTTTTGCGCTGGCTTTTGTCTGATCATATAGACGTGCCTTGTTGAGGATCATGATGACCGCTGGGTCAACATATTGATTTACTTGTTCGCTAGGTAAACCCTGACTGACTGCGTAAGAACGAATGTTGTTATACAGTTCGTCTCCCCAGTCGGGCAGTTGTTCAGATAGAACCCTTACGCAATTCTGAGCCGCTTCTTGCACTTGCTTTTGTTGTTGTGCCTGGGCGTCCTTGTAGAATGCGTCAGCTTCTTCTTTTAGGAACTTTAGATCTTTCTCGGCTTCCTGGGCTTCACGACGAAATGCGGCGAAGTCTTCAGTCGACATCTGTCTGCTTGCGACTAGCATGTCTACTTCTTGGTAAGGCTTTATACGCGCTTCCGCACGTTCCAGGAGTTTCCGATAGCTGATGTCTGCCTTTGCCAAAGCGTCTTCCGCTTCTTTACGTTTGGCAGCTGTTTCTTGAGACTTACGGGTCAATGATGCTTCTTGTCCGTAAAGACGTTTTAGATCCTTTAAGGATGCCTGTTTTGCCTCACCGTCGATTGGTATTTCAACCAGAGTATCGTCAGACAACTCAACTTCCGTTTCATCATCTTCTTGATCTGTCTCTGGTTCATCTTCATCTTCAGTGATGCTTTCATCAGGGTCCTCTTCGGTATCTTCGACCTCTTCATAATCATTGTCATCATCTTGTGTAGCTGACGTGTCCTCGTCTGTCTCATCGACGGGGGGTTCGTCAGTTGCCTCTAGTTCTTCGCTCTCTTCGGATAGGTTCTCACCGTCCGACCAGCGCTCTAGTATGGCGTCGGAGGCATCCATTAAATCTTCAAATGCCCTTGGTTGAGTAGCTTCTTTCTGGACGTTAGACATGGTCCTAAACTTCCTCTTGGCTGTTATCGCCGTTGTCTGCTTTAGCTAGTATCTCGTCTTTGACTGAGACCTGTTGCTTCAGTGTGTTAACCACGTCAACAAGTGCGCGATAGTGGTAATATGTGATCGAGCGTTCCTTGTTGTCCTCAGGCTTTGAGTTAACAAAGTTCTGGAAGGTTTGATCTACAAGGGTATTTATCACTCGGGTGAAAGGTTCTGACTTAAGTAGTGTTTCACAGTCTTCGCCGTACTTAATCATAGTTTCTTGATTATTCATTGATCGTCTCTCCTAGGTTATTTTACTTTTTAGGTGGTCGGCCCTTTTTGGACCCATAGGTTCCTTTACCTTTAGGCATAGGTTACTCCTGTTGTTAAACTGGTGGTTACCCAGTTGGTGATGCGATAGCTCTGACGTCGTCAGCGGTTCTCGCTATCTCTAGTTCGGCTTTGTCGACCATTTGCTTGTGCTCGAGTTGTGCCTCTTTGAGATCCTGGTTGTCAGACTGAAGTGCGAACTGTTGTTGTGCCTTCATCTGATCTAACTGTAGTTTCATCTGTGCAATCTGAGAGTCCATCTGTGCCTTCATCTCGGCTACAGCTGTCTGACGTTCTTGCAGTTCCAGTTGTTTCTGTTGAGCTTGCATTGCCATCTCCTGGGCTGGGTCTGGCTGCTCTTGTGGAACTTCAGATGGTGGCGTTAAGTAATCTTTGACGTTCTTAATGCCGTTCTGCTCCATGACGTGTGTCATTAGGGCGTGTTGGTTCTGCGGTGTGTACATTGTGCTCAAGACTGGGTCCTGTGACATCAGGCCGTGTAACACCAGGTACTTTTGTGCTTCGGCTTCTTGCTCACCGTATCCTAGGTGTAGCTCAACGGTGACATCTCGCTTCTGGCCCCAGGCAGCTGGATTAACGGAGACGTAATCACCAGCAATCTCTACGATCTTGGCGTCAGGCTCGTTCTCGACGACCAGCTGGTAAATCATTTGATACAGAGGCTTTAAGAAGTTGTTTGCAAAGTTACGTGCAATAATCTTCTGACGCTGTTGGCTCATCGTCGCCAGTTGTTCGACCATTGCGGCTGAGTTTTGCTTGCTGATAGCGTCCTTGTTGAGGCCCTGTGATAGACGTGAGACGCCTGTGGTGTCTTCCTTATCTTCGTCCAGCATCTGTATTGTCTGAAAGATGAATGGGTTAAGTGGGGCCTGTAGCATGGGACTGATTGCATCGGGTCGGGAAACATTGATGATGCCGCCGACGCGATTGTCAATTAGCTCCCTTGGGTTGGTCAAACCGCCGCGAACTACCGTGTATCTTGGGTTGTTAGTAATCATGGCGTGATCGAGGATCGACCTAGTTAAAACGGTACGTGCAGTCTGGATAGGGACAACCTTGGACCCGAAGTTGGAACCAAAGAACGAGTGTGGGATTGGTAGTGGAACGAAAGCACAGAAAGGTTTGTATGTGCATCTTTCCTTGTGAAGTATTACGTTTCCAGCTTTTATTACTTTGTACGTTTCAGCAATTCCCGAAGCATCAAGATCGATGTCCAAATATAACTCGTAAACAGTGATACTCCTGACTTGATCTTGGAAACCCTTAGCGTTGAAGCCACGGTCTTGACCAATCTCTTCGTGCCTTGCCAACACTTCTGGATCAGTTTCCATTTCCACATCTTCATGATCTCCAATCTTCGCAATAAGCTCTTCATCATAACCAGCCTCTCTAAGTTCTGAGATTGTCATAGTGGTTCGATGACCACAGAATTGTACGTCTTCTAGTGATTTAGCTTGAGGCTCGATGACGAACTGTTCTGGAGCAATGGCCTCAATGACGACCTGGCTTGCATCCTGGGAAATACGTAGATCCCCAGAGTATAGACCCAGTTCATCTTGTTCTACTTCTTCGATCTCGACGTTGTCCTGAGCGACGATTGTGTCAAACTCTTCCTCAGTTAAATCCTGGATAGGCTCCAGGTAACTGTCGGTGCGCTCGTCCCAGTACACCTTACATAGACCAGTCCTGGCTATAAGACCGTCGTGTATGACGGACTGCATAACTTCGAACAGGTTGTTTTGTCTGTTGGCTACATAATCGCAATACGCTGTGGCTATGTCAGCGATACGTGTGTCCTCTCCAGTCTGAGGGGCAAACCGTACCGTCTTATAGCCTGTGCTAAATGTCTCCAGGAGTGCAGCCTTCATGCTCTCTACTGCGTCGTAGACGTCCATAGAGACATACTTCGAGTTACCATCATGGGCTGGCTTAGGTAGAGATGCATTGTAAAAGTCGATAACTTTGCGGCGTTCTTTGGATATCTGCGAATCATAGTATCCGATTGAACGACGTATGTTGTCGTCGATGATCGTGACGAGTTTATCGTCATCCACCGCTTTGTATTCTGTTTTATCCATAGTGATTATACCATTTCAATATAATAGTCATCTGCACTCTCTATTGGTTCCCAGGCACCTTCGTGCACGTGATTGGCTAATGCCAACGACATGACACAGTCGTCGTAGCATCCTGGTTCAGCTTCCATAGATCCGCTCTCAGTCACGACGTAGGTGAGCATTTCGCGGATCGTTGTTTTGTCATTGAGTTCTATCTCGTTCTCACGGACAGACGCTCGTAGCTCGTCAATGATCAGAGGCTTGGTTTTTGCTGTCGTACTAAAGCCCAACTTAATGGTCTCTTTGTCCGTCAACTTGTCGACTTGAACCTCAGTAAAGAAGTTCGGGTAGGCCATGTCTTTAGCCAACCTGGTACACGTCAAAAGGCCGTGACCGTTGTTCTCGACAATGATGAACGCAGTGTTGAAGAACTGACCTAAGTGATACAACACAGTCGCGTAGTAGTCTGGGTGCACATGGCCTCTCCAGGTTGCCACTTGTCGCTTCTTACTGTCGAGGACCTGGGCAACACTGTAGTCACCACCACGGACGCCCATAGCGACGTCGGCACCGATGACATACTGTTCACCAGGGTCATGACGACGGTACATCGTCAGTTCACCTCGGACGTTATTCAGCCAGTCTTCACCTTCGAGTGCTAGGCGCTCCTGTACGTCCTGTGTAGTGCCCATAGCCTCCTGTAGCTGCTCGGGGTTAAACACGGGTCTACCTGTCGTCAGGAAGGCTTCCTCAGGCTCTGAGGGGTACTCCTGTTTGAACAGGTCGAGACCGTTCTGTGCGACCTTGCGACGACGGAACATTAGCTGCTCGTCATCGAGGTCATACTTGGACGCAAGCTCTTCCTCGTCTGGGGTACGCTCGAAGTTCTCTGGGACCGTCTCACGATACTCTGGGTCTGCAAACCAAGGGATGAACACAGGCACGTAGCCATTGGTTCCCTCGACTGCACCCTTCCAGAGATCATAGAAGATCCCGCTGACACCATTGGCTGTACTCTCGACAAATATAGCGGTGCCTTTAGTATTGGGGACAGCTTGGGTCAGCGAGTTCCAGTTGTCGGCAGCGGTGGTCTTAGACCAGAACGCAAGCTCCGACGCATGAACGTGTGTCAGGGTCTCACCCCGACCAATAGCTTCACCGCCAGCTGTCGCAACGACGTAACTGGAGTCCAGGACGTCAAAAGACAACTCTCGGCGGGATGAATACTTTGTGTGTGGCTTCAGGATCTCAGGGCAGTTCTCATGGTAACGCTTTGTCATATCGAACAGGGCGCGTGTTGAGTCACTGTGGTGGGTAATCACCAGGGCCTTCGCAGCTTTGCGCTGGGAGACACTGAAGTACAGGTAGCCGCCAACGTAGGTCGATAGACCTTGCTGACGCGCCTTCAGAATGATCACTCGGACTTTGCCCTCTGTCTCTAGTTGCTTAGTGACAGCGTCGTTGAGGATCTTCTGGGCTGGTTTCAATTTGAGGGGCGCAATGTCACCTGACTTAGTGCGGATCTTTAGGGCGCCCTTCGCATAGAAGCTAAAGTCAGTATACAGTCGCTTACGGACCTCAGCCAGCTGCTCCTTAGTAGCCATCGTCGGCTTAGTCTTGGTCGTCACCGTCATCGGTATCTAGCAGTGAGCTTAGGAACTCCTCAGCTTTACCGACAGTGATCTCAGACTTGGCGACAGGTTTGACCTTGGTGAAGTCCAGGATCAACTTGGCTGCTTGAAGACGATCACGGTTGTGTACTGGTGTACGCATGATCTCCACTGCGGTTTCGAGTGCTTCCTCAGCGCGTGGGTCTTCGATGTCATACTCTTTCTTCATGATACTTACCGCCCTTTTGGCGTCCTCTTTTGCCTTGTCGACGACTGGCTTGATGGTTTCCTTACTGTGACCGTCGGGAACTCCGAGGGGTCTTCCCCCCTTGTTCTTTCGGTTCTTTAGCATTTCGCGGAACTTTGCCCGTCCCTCGGGTGTCTGATGTTGCAGTGCCAGAGGGTTCTTGTGTGCTGGTCTGGCTCGACCTGGCATTAACTTTGGCTTTGCTGGTTTCTTCTTTCGAGGTTCGTTTGGCGGGTGACCCATCTGTCGTCTCCACTAGTTTGTTTATGATAGACAGTGTCTCTGGACATTGTTTGCAGAACACTGGTGCTGGGATCGCTGATGCAACCTCACGCAACACAGTGTCCTGTTGTGCTTTGGTTAGGAGCTTTGATGACTTGACGACATCAATAGCCTCTAGGATTGGAACTAGGTCCAATGCAGTCTTTAACATTTTGCTCTCCTTGGGGGTCTTAGGCTTGTGACAACATGCCTGGTGCCATTGGTGCGTTTAGTGCACCTGGTGGCATCTGTTGTTGCTTCCGTTCTTCCTCGTCATCCATAGCCATTTCCAAGGCAACTAATGCTGCCATGACAACCGCTAGTGGGTGCGAATAGAACTGAATGACCTTGTTGTCAGCTTTGCGGAACTCTTGCTGGATCATCTTAGATGTCGTTGGCATTAGCTTCTTGGCTAACTTTGGGTTAATCAGGTAGACCCATACAGGATCCACAGCAAACTCCGCAGCCATACGAGTGTAGTCTTGGTATGCTTGCTTTGTTTGTGGTGTAAGTCCTGAAGACATTACCTTGCGTATAAACCTAACTGCTCTTCGCTCATTAGGGTTCTTAGGTGAATACGCTTCGACATTCTCTTGTAGATCAACGATTTCTGCATATGCCTTTTTCTGCGTAGGGGACATCTGTTCCCAATCAGTGTCCAATAGTGGCTTGATTGCACTATCTGTA